GTATGCAAGAACAATTTCTGTTAAAGATGGAGGTATAGATTCAGACGCACTAGCAGCAGACATAGCAGTCACTACATTAACCTCTACACATATAACAGCCTCTAGTAATTTAACTGGTAGTGGAGTATTAACATACGGTACACCAGGAGCAAATCAACTACATACTATTTACGGTAAGCTTAAAATAATTAGTTCCGACGTAACAATTGGTGATGGTCATATTTCAGCATCAGGAGATATATTAGTGACAGGCTCGTTGACAGCTGAAACTGGCTCATTTAATCATATCGTCACAGATGGTGATACTATTGAATTTAGAAATAAAACTTCAAAAGCAACAGAAGGGTATTTGTCATTTGACACTACTAATGGCTTTCAAGTTTCCGATGCTTCAAAAAACTTAACAAAAACTAAATTACATACATTGTCAGCAACATCGAGAATAGACACGTCTCAATTTACATCATCATATCTTAGAACAGTAGACTTAAATGCACAAGGAGATACTATTATAGGAAATTCTGCTTCAGATACTCATACGTTTACAGGTCACATAACATCATCAGGCAATATAAGTTCAAGTGGAACAATAACGTCACACCAAAGAGAATATGTATATCCTAACACAGCTACATCATTCACTGGTGATATTGTAGAATTTGGTAGTGGTCCTGGAGGTGTGGATGGTGATATAGTACAAGGTGAATTATATATTTTAGATGCTTCTCAGCAATGGGAGAAAGCAGATGCAGATGACGTTGATTTGTCAAAAGGTATGCTAGGAATTGCCGTTGAAGATGACAAACCAAGAATGCTTATAAAAGGATTTGCATCTATGAATGTATATGCAGGGTTCACTACTGGCGCACCTTTATATGTTGGAGAGACACCTGGAGATGTACAAACATCTGTTCCAAGTGGAGCTAACGGTATTGTTAGAGTAGTAGGATATGTAGTAAATGGAGGGGATAGAAAAATATGGTTTGACCCTTCAAAAACATATGTAAAAATAAGTTAATATGCCATTACAAAATACAATAATAAGACCAGATGGTTCATCTTCAATAACAGGATTTTTTCCTTCTGCAAACCTACATGGTATATTAGGTGATAACAATGATAGCACACTGACCGAGCAGAATAATGCATCAGCAGGATTTACATGTACATTCGGAAATCTATCAATTGCTTCAGCTTCAACAATTACTAAAATAGTTTTTAATGTTAGGGCTGCAAAGTCTAAGCGCCCAACACCAAATGCAAGTATAACTTTAAGAGACGGTTCGGCTAATTATCCTGCATTCACATTACCTAGTTCAGGATATTACACAGGTACAATAACAACATTTTCCTCTTCAGACTATACGACTCAAGCAGATGGAAGTAGCGCACTAACTGTATCTTATGTAGATGGTTTGTTTTTTAGTTATATACCAAATGGCGATGGCCAACGAGTATATGATATATGGCTACAGGTTTTCTATAATCTTCCTACAGGATATAGTAATGACATAATAGGTTTAGATAGTAGCGATATAGACAGTGTCAAAGGATTAGATACTGCAGATATTGATTCTATTAATGGATTATAAGATATTTATATAAGATGATAAAGTTATTCGATATATTAAACGAAGGAGTATACGACCCAGGTATATTCAAAGCAGTATTTACTGCTGGAGGACCCGGTAGTGGAAAATCATATACAGCGTCCACATTATTTGGAATGCCAAAGAAAATACCATTTGTTTCTGCAAAAGGACTTAAAGGTGTAAATTCAGATTCAGCATTCGAAGCACTATTAAGCAAGATGGGATTGCCAAAAGATTTAAGAAATTTATCACCAGAAAAAGTCAAGCAATATGCAAAGGTAAGAGATAAAGCAAAAAGCTTAACCAAAAAACGAATGCAGCATTTTATTAATAGTAAGCTCGGTATGCTAATTGATGGTACAGGAAAAGACTATAATAAAATATCTAAATATAAAAAGAGACTGGAAGCAGAAGGATATGATTGTTATATGGTATTTGTAAATACGGACCTTGAAGTTGCTTTGAAAAGAAATGCAAATAGAGATAGAAAAGTACCAGAAGATATTGTTAAAAAAGCTTGGCAAGAAGTTAATCAAAATCTTGGTAAGTATCAAAATCTATTTGGTGGAAGTAATATGTTAATTGTAGATAATAGCGAACAAAAAGAATTTGCAGACAAAGTAAAATCTAAAGCAATGCAATTTATAAATAGACCAATTCAAAATCATATTGCTAAAAAATGGATTAAAAGAGAATTGGAAGTAAGAAAATGGTTAGGAGCTCTAAAATGAGTTTAGGAAATTGGCTTGCTGAACAGATAATTACAGAAGAATCTAAAATAAAAGTAATTATTGCTATATATCCTGGTAGGTTCCAACCTATGGGTAAACATCATGCAAAAACTTATAGATGGTTAACAGGTCAATTTGATAAAGCTTATGTAGCAACGTCTGGTAAAGTTAGTTTACCTAAATCTCCATTTTCATTTTCAGAAAAGAAAAAGATAATAAATTCACACGGAATATCAAATGTAGTACAAGTTAAAAATCCATACCAGGCTACAGAAATCTTAAAGAAATATGACCCAGAAACTACCGCTGCAGTATTTATGGTAGGTAAAAAAGATGCAAGTAGATTAGGTGGTAAATTCTTTAGACCCTGGAAAGGAAAAGCAGAAGTAGGATATAAAGATGGAGCATATACAATTATAGCACCTCATGTTAGTTTAAGCGTTAGTGGTTATGGAGAGATGAGTGGTACTACTATACGAAAAGCACTTGGAGATAAATCATTAGATAAAAAAGAAAAAACAAAATTATTTAAGGGCGTATTTGGTCATACAAAAAATTATAATATGATTGTTAAAAAACTAGAAGCTCTTAATGAAATCGTTGAAGGATTTTGTCATTATTTCGATATACCAAAATTATTAAAAGAAAACAAAACTTCAGGTGGTAGTATAGATGATGGACCAAGAGGGTATTGGGGAAATCAAAAATCTTGGAAAAAGTTTGGAAAATATATTGAGAAACATATCAACAAAGGCATGGAAGTTCTAAATTATTTAACAGGTGCAGAAGAATTTTTTGACCATAAAACAGAGTTCAAAACAGATATGTCAGGAGGTCCTACAGGTACAGTATCATATTGGCCCGTTGGAGTTCCAGGTGCTATCGCAGGTACTAACAGACTTGCAGACAAAAAAGGTCGAGATGCATTTAAGAGATGGGCAAGTTGGTCTAAATATATTGCAACTAGAGTTGGATATGAATTCGTAAATTATTTAGGTGCAGAAATATCTGCAACATCGAATAAAAAAGAGCCAACAAAATCACCAAAACCTGGCACGTTAATGAATGAAAGTTTACTTTTGGAAGGTGGTGCTTATGGTCATATGTCTCATCCATTCGATGATAAAGGTTTAACGTTTGGTGATTTTAAGAGAATTATAGATATATCACTTCAAGGTAGATTAGATTTAGAATCTGCTGCTACTGAAAAAACAGATGGGCAAAATTTATTTATAACTTGGAACAATGGTTTGCGAGCAGCTAGAAACTCCGGCGATATCAAAAGAGGTGGTGTCGATGCAAAATCAATTGCAACAAAATTTGCAGGTAGAGGAAATATAGAAAAAGCATTTAATTATGCTATGAATGATTTAACAAAAGCAATTGGAGGTTTAAGTGACAAGCAAAAGAAAAAAGTATTTGACGATGGTAATAACTGGGTAAATATGGAAATAATGTGGCCAGCTTCTGCAAATGTAATTAGTTATGATGCACCACATTTACAATTTCACAATGTATTACAATATAAAAATGGTTCTGCAATAGGTGCTGTCAGTGATGGTGCTAGAATGTTGGCTGGAATGATTAAACAGGTTGACGCAAATGTACAAAAGAATTTTAGTATTATAGGTCCTCAATTTCTTAAGGTAAATCCTCATCAAGATTATTCTGCTAAAAAACCATACTTTATAGGAAAGCTAAGTAAGTTAATGTCAAAATATAACATGTCAGATTCTAATACTTTTGCTGAATATCACCAAGCATATTGGGAACAATTTGTAGATAAAAAAATTGGTAAAGTAGAAAATAGAATTAAGATGGGGCTAGTTAAAAGATGGGCGTTTTTCGATAAATCTTTTAGATTGAATAAAAAGAATATAAACGATGAAAAAATTCTAGCAAAAGCAGTTGATGTCGATAAACAAAAACATCAAGCTCAAGTTAAAAAGAATATGCTTCCATTTGAAAAGTTATTTTTTGAATTAGGTGCAGAAGTATTGAAAAACGCAGAAGGGTTCTTGGCAGCTAATCCAGATAAAGCTGTACAGAATATAAGAAAACAAATTAAATCTGCAATTTCAACTGTGCGGTCAGGAGGTGATATTAAAAAAATCAATAGGCTTTCGCAACAATTAAATAAATTAAATTCTATTGGAGGTATGAAATCAATAGTACCAAGTGAAGGTTTGGTATTTATATATAAAGGAAAGACATATAAACTTACTGGAGCATTTGCTCCAATTAATCAAATTACAGGAATGATATATTTTTAGGTTATGGATAAAGCAAAAATACAAAGAATGAGAAATTTAGTCTCAGGTAATTATGGCTCAAAAACTAAAAAACAAATGGGTTATAAAAAATATAATAATAAAAAATACGAAGGTGATATATGGGAAGAGGGTGGTAGAACTTGGACAATAAAAAATGGTATAAAGCAAAATATACGAAAGCTGAATAAAGCTAAAGATTATTTAAGAATTCCATTAAAATGTCCTAAGTGCGAAACAGCAATGAATAAATCTCAACATAAATTTATGTATATGAAACATGGTCATTGTTTATTCTGCCAAACAGAAGATATACACAATATGATACGAGAAGGAACGTACGATAAATGGTTGATTGAAAACGTAAAAAAGAATTTTATTTCTTGGAAAAAAAATAAACAAGAAGCTTTTAATAATTATCTACAAAATATAAATTCAAAACATTATATAACAGAAGCAGGTCTTGTTGAAGATTGGTCTGAAATGTCAAACGATACAAAAGAATATATGTTAGAAAAATTCAACGAATTTATAAAATCAGAAGAAGAAAATTTACAAAAATTAATAGAAGAACAGGAGAATATAAAATGAAAAAGTTATGGCAAATTTTATTAGCAATAGGTGCAGTAATTTTAGGAATCTTTGCAATGTCAGCAGGTTCAGGAAGTAAAAAGCAATTTAAGAAAGATTTGAAAGACAATAAAGATAAACTTAAAGATAATAAGAAAAAATCTGAAAAGCTAAAAAAAGAAAAGAAAGTTATTAAGAAAAAAATTAATAAAACAAATACAAAAATAAAAGAAACTAAGAAAAGAATTAACGAGGTTGATTCTACCAATGCTAGAAAAGCAATATCTAGTTTTGAAAAAAAATATAGGAGTAAAAAATAATGAAAAATTTATTATTTATATTAGCAACAATTATCTCATTGAATTGTTTTGCACAGGATAAAATTGTCAAAATACCACAATCAGAATTAGATGCTTTCTTTTTAGCAGTCGATACATTAGAACAGCAGGATTCACTAAAGACCATTTTAATTACAGATTTAGAACTTCAAATAGTTAACTTAAATGACTTAAATAAAAACTGCGAAGAACTTGTACTTAATAGAGTAGGTGAAATAACTTTGTTAAACGAACAGATCGAATTATATGAAGATAGATTGAAGATAACAGATAGATGGTATAATAAAAGATGGTTTGGTATAGTTGTTGGTGTAGCAGGTACATCTACTGCAATTTATTTAGCTGGTCAAATCAATTAAAACTAAAAACATATATATTTATATATACAGGTTATGGCAAAAGAAACAATAAAACAAGCACTCGTTAAGGAGTATATTAGGTGTTCTCAGGACCCTGTATACTTTATGCGTAAGTATTGTTATATACAACATCCTATACGAGGAAAAATTAAATTCGACCTGTATAAATTCCAAGAAGATTCACTAGTACAACTAAAGGAAAAAAGATTTAATATAATCTTAAAATCCAGACAGATGGGAATATCTACACTAACAGCTGGCTTGACAGTTTGGAGCATGGTATTTAACGAAGATTATAATGTATTAGTAATTGCAATAAAACAAGATACAGCTAAAAATCTTATTACTAAAATTAGAGTAATGCATGAAATGCTACCTTCTTGGTTAAGAGTAGGTTCAGAAGAAGATAATAGATTATCGCTTAGATTGAAAAATGGCTCACAGGTTAAAGCTGTATCGTCATCACCAGATGCTGCAAGGTCGGAAGCGTTATCGCTTCTTATTATTGATGAGGCTGCATTCATCGACAAGATTGATGAGATATGGACTTCAGCTCAACAAACACTTGCTACTGGTGGAAAGGCAGTTTTATTATCAACTCCAAATGGCACAGGTAATTTATTTCATAGAGTTTGGCAAGAAGCCGAACGAGGTGAAGGTGAGTTTAATGATATAAAGCTACACTGGACACTGCATCCAGAAAGAGACCAGAAATGGAGAGATTTACAAACAGAATTGTTAGGTGAAAAGATGGCTGCGCAAGAATGTGATTGTGATTTTATTACTTCCGGTAATTCTGTTGTATCAGGTGAGCTTTTAACTTGGTACCAAGAAAATATGTGCTGTGACCCAATAGAAAAAAGAGGTCGCGATGAAGAGATGTGGATTTGGGAATACCCTGATTATACAAAAAAATATATGGTAGTAGCTGACGTCGCTAGAGGAGACTCAAGTGATTATTCTGCTTTCCACGTAATAGAAATAGAAACAATGACACAAGTTGCAGAATTCAAATCTCAAACACCTACAAAAGAATTTGGAAATATGCTTGTCAATATAGCCACAGAATATAATGAAGCTCTGCTGGTTGTAGAAAATGCAAATATAGGTTGGGCTGCTTTACAACCTGCTATAGATAGAGGTTATAGAAATCTTTATTATACATATAAACATGAAGGAGTTCATGATGCAGCAACACAATTAAGTAAAGGTTATGACCTTAAAAATAAGGAAAACATGACACCAGGATTTACTACATCATCGCGAACGCGCCCCCTTTTGATATCGAAACTTGATATTTATTTTAGGGAAAAGGCGTGTGTTGTCAAGTCACAAAGACTTATTGATGAGCTTTTTGTTTTTATATGGAATGGCCATAAAGCAGAAGCTCAAAGAGGTTATAACGACGATTTGACGATGGCGTTTTCTATTGCAATGTATGTTAGAGACAACGCACTTAGATTGCACAATGAAGGTTTGGCAATGAACAAAAGTGCTATTAATAGTATAACAAATACTAAAGGGGCATACAAAGGAAATGACTTTCAAGGAGACAACCCTTGGAAGCAAAAAATAGGAAACGACGAAGAAGACTTAACCTGGTTGATATAAGGAGTTAAAATAAAATGACGGATAAAACATTTTTCGGAAGATTAAAAAGATTATTTTCAACAGGAACAATAGTCAGAAGAACAGATAAAGGTCTAAAGGTAGCAGATTTATCAAAAGTACAGTCTAATCAAAAATTAGCTACAAATAGATTAATAGATAGATTCAACAGAATATATCAAAGTGATAATTATGGATATAATCAACAAGCAAACTTTCATACGCTAAGACTTTCTCTATATACAGACTATGAATTAATGGACGAAGATTCTATTATCTCTTCTGCATTAGATATATACGCAGATGAATCTACACTTAAAAATGAATATGGAAATGTACTTACAATAAGTACAGAAAATGAAAAAGTACAGAAAGTATTGTATAATTTATTTTACGACGTATTAAATATAGAATTTAATGCTTGGCCTTGGGTTAGAAATATGTGTAAATATGGAGACCTGTATCTTAAAATGGATATAACAGAAACTGTAGGTGTGACAAATGTACAAGCTATGTCGCCTTATGAAATGTATAGAAATGAAGGTGTCGACCCATCAAATCCAGAACTTGTTGAATTTATGCATGACCCTTCAATGGGAGGTCAAGTTGGTCAGTCGAATCCTGGAGGAGCACAGACAAAATATGGTAATTATGAAGTAGCTCATTTTAGACTATTAAATGATATGAATTTTTTACCTTATGGTAAATCAATGATTGAACCAGCAAGAAAAACATATAAGCAATTAACACTTATGGAGGACGCAATGTTAATACATAGAATTATGCGAGCTCCAGAAAAAAGAATATATAAAATAGATATTGGAAATATACCACCTAATGAAGTTGATTCATATATGCAAAGAGTTATATCTCAAATGAAAAAAACTCCTTATATGGACCCAAAGACAGGTCAATATAATTTGAGATTTAACATGGCAAATATGATGGAAGACGTATATCTTCCAGTCCGAGGTGGCAATACAGGTACGGAAATAGATACAATGTCTGGAATGGAATTTGGCGGTATTGATGATGTTGATTATCTAAAGCAAAGAATGTTTGCTGCATTAAAAATACCAAAAGCGTTTTTAGGATATGAAGAGGGAGTAGAAGGTAAAGCAACGCTAGCTGCACAAGATGTAAGATTTGCAAGAACAATAGAAAGAGTTCAGAGAATTTTTATATCAGAATTAACAAAAGTTGCAATGGTTCATCTATACTCTCAAGGATTTACAGAGCAGGATTTAGTAGATTTTGATTTAGAGTTGACAAACTCTTCAACAATTCACGAACAAGAAAAAATTGAATTGTGGCAATCAAAATTAT